ACGGCATCGCCGCGACCGCCGCACAAGCCGCGGAAGAAGTCGTCGTCTACCTGACGGGCGAATTTTTCGCGGACGCTATCACCTTGCCGGAGGGCGTGACTGCCGATACGCTGGCAAAGGCGTTCCGCAATATCGGAATCTTTTTGAAGTAAAGGAGCGAAGAGAAAATGGCTATCGAAACAACTATTTACACCCCGCGCACGCTGGGTAAGCTGATTACCAGAATGCCCCCCGTGCATACCTTTTTCCGCGATACCCTGTTCAAGAACCGCCGCACTTTCCCTACGAAGAGCGTTGACGTTGACTTCAAGAAAGGAAGCCGCGCCCTCGCACCGTTCGTTCACCCGAAAGTCGGCGGCAAGGTGGTTCCGAACAGCGGCTACCAGACGAAGACTTACACCCCCGTTCTGCTGGCCCCTGACAAAATCACCACCGTTGACGACCTGCTGAACCGTTCTGCGGGTGAAAACCCGTACAGCGGCAGGACCCCCGCGGAGCGTGCCGTTGAGAAGCTGGCGGACGACCTGCGCGAACTGAACGAAATGATCGTGCGCCGCGAAGAGTGGATGGCGGCTACCGCCATTTTCACCGGGCAGATTCCCATTATCGGTGAGGGCCTGAACGAAGTTATCGACTTTGACTTCACCAACAAGGAAACTATCGTCAGCGCCGAAAAGAAGTGGAACGCCGATACTTCCGACCCGCTGGGCGATTTGGAGCGCTGGCGCGAAGCCGTCCAGAAAGAGGGCTTTGTGAACTGCAATATCTGCATCATGGCAAAGGACGTTGCGAACGCTTTTGTAAACAACGCAAAGGTCAAGTCTGTTCTGGACGTTCGCGCCTATGATTTGGCAGTCATCAAGCCCCGCGAACTGCCGAACGGCCTTACCTACATCGGCACTATTCACAAGCTGGGCCTTGACCTCTACCAGTACAACGAGTGGTATCTGGACAACTGGACCGCCCCCAGCGCCCCGACGCAGAAGCCGCTTGTTCCTGACGGCACGCTTGCCCTGCTGTCTACCGAAGCGGAGTATTCCATCTACTACGGCGCAATCACCATGATTCCCGAAGAGGGAAAGACGTTTGTTACCGTGGAGGGCGACCGCGTGCCGCAGACGTGGGTTGAGCGCCGCCCGGACCGCCGCTTCCTGCAAGTCAACAGTAAGCCGCTGACCGTTCCCCATGAGGTCAATAGCTGGTACGTTGCAAAGGTCCTGTAATGAACTTCAAAGCGCAGGTTGAACGGGACCTTACAGCGGTATTCCATAACGCCCGCGAACACGCCGACGTTATGGAATTCTGGATTGACGGGGTGCGCTACAAAGGCCCTGTCGTCATTGATGACGGCGGCGCACAGGACAGGAAAAAGCCGTCTACGGACCATGTAGACGGCTTGGTTCTTGTTGACCTTGTTGTATATGTCCCGCTATCCCTGTTGAAGACCATTCCGCAAAAGGGCCTGAACATGGAAATCGGCGACCACATTTACCAAATCACAAAGGTTCACCCGGAAGCCGGGGAAATCGTTCTTTATTTGGAGATGCTGACCGAATGATTACTATTACAGCCGAACAGATCGAGCGGGTCAACCTGATTTTGTCGGGTGTTCCCGGCGGCATAGAAAAGGCGCTGTCAAGCACTATCCGCCGGGCGAACAACACTGTTCGTTCTGAAACCCTAAAGGGCATCACGACCGTTTATGCAATCACGCGGCAGAACGTCCGGGCGGAAACGACAATCAAGGTCCGCACACAGTCCAGCGACGGCGGAATTGTCGGAACTGTTCTGTTTGCGGGCCACAAGATACCGCTATACCGCTTCAACGTATCGCCGACAATTCCTATCCAACGGGCTACCGTGTCGGCGGCGGTGCTTGCCGGAAACGGGCGCACGCCGTTTCAAGACGCGTTCATTGCGAGAATGCAAAGCGGGCATACAGGTATGTTCGAGCGCGACGGTTCAAAGCGCCTGCCTATCAGCGAGTTCATGGGACCGTCTACGGCACAGATGGCGGGAAACAGTATCGTTCTTGCCGACGTGGAGGAAAAGGCACAAGAGGTCATCAACAAGCGCGTTGAACACGAAATCACCCGCATTCTGAACGGGTACGGAGGTTGAACGCATGACACCTTTACAACTGCTTGACGCGCTGGAAGCGTTTGTGAAGCAAGAAACAAAAGACATTCTTTTGCCCGTCCGGGTGGACCGCAAGAGCGGAGAGAACAAGGAACGCGCGGCGGAGGTCTACAAAATGCGCCTGCCGAACAAAACCGCGCAGACGGAGCGGGTCCCCTACCTGCTGTTGCAGTACATCAAAAGCACCGACACGCAGGAACAGGGACAGGAGCCGGAAAGCGAATGCACCGTGCGTATCGTCGCCGCCACCTATTCGGAGGACGAAAGCGAGGGCGCAATGTGCGTCTTGAACCTGCTGACGCGAATTCGTGTCGCCCTGCTGAAAGATGGCGTTGTCGGCGGGCAGTTCGTCTTGAAATCTCCACTTGAAATGATTGTGTACCCGGACAGCACAGCCCCTTACTATTTGGGCGAAATGATGACGAAATGGACCATGCCGATTATCGAAAGTGAGGTTCAACAGATATGGCAGTAGAATTCAAGTCCAGCATGAGCAAAAACGAACTGCTGGAAATTGCCGCGGAACACGGCATCGAAGCCGACGACAGCATGAAGAAAAACGACATTCTAAAACTGCTGGAACAGGCACGCGCCGCAGAGGGCGCACAGGAGCCGCAGGACGGCGCAGAAACGACCCCGGAGGGTAACGACCCGGCGGAGGGCGACGAAGCAACACAGGAGCCGCAGGACGGCGAGGAAAGCACCACCGGGGACAGCAACACAGAGCCGCCCGCAGAGGACGCGCAGGAAGCCGCCCCGGAGGGCTACGGCCTGTTCGTGTATGCCGGTCCCTCCCTCCCGCACGGACGCTTGAAAGAACACGCCGTATTCAACGGTACGTTCGAGGACGTGAAAGCCTACCTTGCGGACGTGCTGGAAGACTACCCGCAGGCGGAACGTCTGATTGTTCCCGTGGAGCGGCTTTCCGCGTTTGCCGCAAAGGTCAAGACCCCCGGCAATATCGCGCACAAGTATTACAACGACATTGTTTCGACAATGCGAGGAAACAAGGAGGTATAAACGATGGCAAACTATTTTCACGGCGTTTCGACGCGTCAGAACGACACGTCGATTTCTACCCCTGTAACCGCTGATTCTGGTATTGCGTTCGTCGTCGGCGCGGCCCCCGGTCATACCGTGGGCGGCGCACCGAACGACCCTATCATGTGTCAGTCTTACGCGGAAGCCGTCGCCGCTTTGGGGTATAGCGACGATTGGGAGAAGTACCCCATTTGCGAAGCTATCTATTCGCAGTTCAAGCTGTACGGCGTGGCCCCTGTGGTGTTCGTGAACGTGCTTGACCCTGCGAAGCACAAGAAGAGCGTCGCAGAACAGAACTACCCCGTCGCAGACGGAAAAGTTCTGCTTCCCCTCGAAGCCCTGAAAAACACGGTCAAGGTGACAAGCTACACAGCCGGGACCGACTATGAACTTTTCTATGAGGGCGAAAACCTGATTCTTGAAGTTCTGGACGGCGGCAGTATTCCCGCTGAAACGGGAGAACTGACAATCACGTTCGACGCGGTGGACCCCTCCAAAATCAACGAAAACGACATTATCGGCGGTTTCAATACCAGCACGAAGAAGTATTCCGGTCTTGAACTGATCGACAAAGTTTTTCCGAAATACGGCATCGTCCCCGACCTTATCGTTGCCCCCGGCTGGTCCGACAAATCCAACGTCGCGGCGGTTATGACTGCAAAGGCGGACGCAATCAACACCGTGTTCACGGGTGCAAAAGCCCTGATCGACGCGGACACCAACACCGTTCGCCACTATGCGGACGTTCCCGCATGGAAGAAAACGCAGAACATGAACAGCAAGGCGGAAATTCTCTGCTGGCCTATGTTCGGGCTGGGCGACCGTGCGTTTCATGCGTCCGTCCACGCCGCGGGCCTGATGGGAAAGACCGATTCGGACAACGGCGGTTGCCCGGCGGAAAGCCCGTCGAACAAGTCCTTGCAGATCGACCGCGCTATGCTTGCGGACGGAACGACCGTGCTTCTCGATCTCGCGCAGGCAAACTACCTGAACAGTAACGGTATCGTTACGGCGCTGAACTTCATTGGAAGCTATGTGCTGTGGGGCGACGAAACCGCCTGTTTCCCCGCCGATACGGACGTGAAGAACTACTTCATTTCCGTTTCCCGTATGTTCGGTTGGGTTGCCCGTTCCGTCATTCTTACTTATTGGAGCAAGATCGACAAGAAAATGACGCGCCGCCTTATCGACAGCATCGTTGATTCCGTAAACATTTGGCTGAACGGCCTTGTTTCGGAAGAAAAGCTGCTGGGCGCACGCGTGGAGTTTCTGGACGAAGAGAACAGCACGACCGCGCTTATGGCGGGCAAGGCTGTTTTCCATATCTACATGACCCCCGCAAGCCCCATGAGGGAATGCGAATTCGTCCTTGAATACGACGCGGACTATGTGACCGCGGCGCTGTCGGCGTAAGGAGGTAAAGAGCAATGAAAATCGAAAACGGCGTAACCAACTTTGCCGTATATGAGGACGCGACCGAATATTACGGCATGGCAGAAGTCACGCTTCCTGAAATCACGCAGATTTCGGAAGAGGTCAAGGGAGCGGGCATCGCAGGTACGTTCGACGGAACGTTTGTCGGACACCTTGAAGCTATGTCCCTGACCCTGAATTTCCGTTCCGTTACTACGGACGCTATCAAGCTGGCAGAGCCGCGCAAGCACCAGCTTGATTTGCGTGCGGCCCAACAGTCTTGGGACAACAGCACGGGCCGCTATGTTCAGCAGGCCGTGAAACACGTCCTTGTCGTAAGCCCGAAAAAGTTTGCCCCCGGCAAGCTGGCCCCGGCATCTTCCGCGGAAGCGTCCGGCGAATACCCAGTGACCTACTACGCAACGTACATCGACGGCAAAAAGGTTCTGGAAATCGACATTCTGAACTTTATCTATTACGTCAACGGCGTTGATTACCTCGAAGACGTGCGAAAGGCACTTGGCAAGTAAAACCCGGCGGGGCTTCCCGCTGGGTTTTATTATGCCCTTTTCTGTATCTGAAAATATGAATTTCTAAATCGGAGGAATTGACAATGAGTGAGAACATCAAAAACACCGCCGCAGAGAGCGCACAGAACGCCGCAGGTGCGGCGGAAGCTGTCACCCATGATATGACCGCGGAAGCCGTAAACGAACCCGTACAGGCTGACGCAGGCGTTTATACGCACACGTTCAAGAAGCCTTTCGAGTACGCAGGCGAAACCTATACGACCCTGACGTTCGATTTCGAGAAAATGACGGGCCGCGACATGGTTTCTATCGAAACCGAAATGCAAATGAACAATGAATACTGCCTTGCGCCGGAAGTGTCCCGGAGTTTTCAGGCGAAAATGGCGGCAAAGGCCGCGGGCATCGGTAGCGACGTTCTCGACGCTATGCCTATCAAGGACTTTAACCGCATCACCAACGCGGCAAGGAGTTTTTTAATCGACACGGGCTATTAAAAAGCCCGGCGAAGTGGTGGCGGCGGGAGTGCTTCAAGCTGGCGCAGGCAACGTATACGCCCGTCCCGTTCTGGCTTGATATGAACATGACGGAAATTACGGCGTGGATTGAGGACATCAACGCCGCCGCGAAACAGAAATAGACGAAAAGGGGTGGTGAATTTGGCTGGACGAAAAGAATACGAACTGCTTTTCAAACTGCAAGCGGCTTTGGGCGGCAACTTCAACACGGTTTTTCAAAGCGCGTTGAACACCACAAAGCAGATGCAGAACAGCCTAACAAAGCTAAATTCCATCACCGGGAAAATCGACGCTTACAAAAAGCAGGAAGCCGCCCTTGAATCGAACCGTCAAAAGCTGGAACGCCTGACCGCAGAGCATGACAAACTCCAACGGGAAATGAGCGAAACCGCCGCCCCGTCGGAAGAACTGCGGCAGAAGATGGCGAAGAATGAAAAGCAGATCGCCGCGACAACTGCGAAAATCGAAGCGCAGGAACAGCGGTTGCAGACGCTTGGTTCTGAACTGTCCGACGCGGGCGTGAACACAGCGAATTTGAGCGCGGAGAACGAACGGCTTGCAAAGACCTATGACAAGGTAAAGAAAAGTCAAGAGGAATTGGCAAAGGTAAGCGCCGCCCTTGAACAGAACAACGCGGCAATCTCCCAAACGAAGACCCAACTTGCGGGAACGCTTGGAACCCTTGCCGCGCTGGGCGGTGCTATCTATGCCGGACCCGTGAAAAAGGCTGCTGAATTTGAAGCCCAAATGTCAACCGTCAAGGCCATTTCCAACGCATCGGCGGACGACATGAAGCGGCTTTCAGAGGAAGCGAAGCACATGGGCGCGACAACGAAGTTCACCGCAGTTGAAGCCGGAAAAGCCCTTGAATATATGGCTATGGCAGGTTGGAAGACCGACCAAATGTTGGGCGGCTTGCCCGGCATTATGAACCTTGCCGCCGCGTCCGGCGAAGACTTGGGGCAGGTTTCCGACATTGTAACGGACGCACTGACAGCGTTCAACATGACGGCGGACCAGTCCGGGCGCTTTGCGGACGTACTCGCGCAGGCATCTTCCAATGCTAACACCAACGTTTCCATGATGGGCGCGACGTTCCAGAAAGTAGCGCCCGTGGCGGGCGCGTTGGGCTACTCTGTGGAAGATATGTCACTTGGAATCGGCCTGATGGCGAATGCGTCCATCAAGGCAGAAGTCGCAGGCACAAGCCTAAAGACGGCCCTTGCGAACATGGCAAAGCCCACAAAGCAAATGCAAGCCTACATGGACAAGTACGGAATCAGCCTGACGAATGCGGACGGAAGCATGAAGACGTTCCGCGAGGTCATCGACAATCTGCGGTCCAGTTTGGGCGGGCTTTCCGAATCCGAACAGGTGGCGGCGGCTACCGCCATTTTCGGCAAAGAGTCTTTCGCGGGTATGCTTGCTATCGTAAACGCAAGCGACGCTGATTTCAAGAAACTGTCCGATTCGGTCAACAACG